GGATTTGATGGATCCTGTAGAACAAGGACATTTGTTACGTAATGGAGTCTACGTTTTTGATCACGGGCTCTTTCCTTGTCTGCTTCAATGCCAGAATTCCAGAGTCGTGAGTTGAGTTCGCCAACTGGATCATTTTGACCAATAGAAGTAAGGCTGTTTTCGATATACCACTGACCAGTTGGTCCTTTGAATCCATGGTCCCAGTAACGAATCCATGGGAGTTCTTGGCCTTCGGTTGCTGGGAGGAATCGGAGGACGGCATATCCATTACCTGCTTTATCTACTGTTGGTTTCCAAATACGATCATCAGCATATGACTTTTTTTCACCACCACCGGTGGCTTCTGCTGCTTGAACAAGTTTGGAGATTTGATCGCGATTGCGTTTTAGATTTTCGAATGACATATTTTTCGTATCCTTTATATGTGCTGTAGTATTGCTGTAATATGTTTATTATAACACACATTGGTTTCTTTGTAAATACCAATTATGTATCTTTATATATACGACTTTATTCAAATAATGCTGAATCAAGTGTATTTATTTTAGGTAAGTAATTTAAAGCCATAGCCTCTGCTTCAATTTTACCTTTGATGATTGGTGAAACAAATTTTTTGGCATCTTCTGGCTCAATATTATTTGTTTCACATAAATGTAGAACTGCTTCCATATAAGGAATTCTAAGTTCAATTACTGTTTGTTCAACCAATTTTGTAAATTTGGCTTTTGTTAAAAAGTTTTCTTCAATTGTCAAGTTCTGCCTCCCAATATCTGCAATAAAAGTGTATTCCATATGAGGCTATTACTTCCTTCGGGTAGCCCTGTTCTATTAACCACTCTGTTGTGTCTGTTACACTTTCCGGGATGGGCTTGGGAAATCCATATTGCCATCCTTCTGGTGGGTCAATCATTGTTACCGTCATTTATCTAGCCCTCTCAATAGGATTGTATCAGCGTTTAGTCTACCATTAGGTACACTACTCTTTGTAGTAAGTTTCTTCCATTCGGTATCAATTTGCTTTGGTGTCTTTGACAGAACCAATGGAAGAAACTCATCTGGCTTACGAAGCTTGACTTGTCGGCTATTCACTGGATCGATATTCTTAATCGTGCTACCAGAGATTTCAAATCCACCGACACTTTGAGTGATATACTCTGTTAATATTCGAGTCTTCGTGTTGAATGTATACAATCGCATTTTACCAACAATTTGTGTTGGGTTAATTGATACCAATTTAAAATTGGTATCTTCTGTTTTGTACCTGACATTCCTAACTTGTTTGTCCGCAGCTTTAGGCTGTTTGACTCGAGTTTTACGAGTAGCCTTTGCTGCGGACTTAATGCGGTCAAGATCGAGGAGCATATCCTGACACGCTTTAATGCGGCGATTGAGTTCAGGTCTTTTCAAATGTGAATAACCCTCGACGGCTTGTTCACAACGCTTATGGTATGCATCTTCATAATCTAGCAACCATCCCTCAATCACCTGGCGAACCGGCAATGTAGCCGATCCAACCAAACCGTGTTTTTTAAATAATGTATATATGTCGATGGTGGTTTTTTCACCTTCCATCCACTGATCTTCTAGATCCAATAGATCCTGCATAATGGTATTGCTAATCTTATTTTGCAAACGTTGCATGGGAGAAAGTGTAATGATATTTGACTCAACTTTCTTTTCAAGTGCCCTTTCCTTAAGGATAGCTTTACCATCATCAATGAAAGTTTTAAATCTTTCAATGATAGAATTTTTCCAATACTCAGAACGTTCTGTTACTTTATGGCCATTGTTATACCAAAATGTAGTGGCACCCATATATGAATGACCAAATTTATAATCTGGATTAGCAAGGATATTTTTTGCATCAGTCTTATTGAAATTTGATTTAATAAAAGTTTTGACACATGCAATGTATTCCTTACGATCCACTTCATTATGGAAATAATACATTGTGGAATCAAAACCTTTTTCAATTGGTGCACCAAATGCACCAGTACGTGCTCGTGCACGTGGTGCACGTTTTTTAAGTTTTTTACCTGCCAATGCTGTTAATGCCATTATGTTTGCTCCTCAACAATCGAATAATAAAAGCCTTTTACAGTCATGCTTAGGACCCGTATTCCTATCTACTGAGGGCGAATAGACCATTCCCACCTGCGTCTTAATTTTAAAGTCGTTACAGGCTTAACCACGTTTATACTCGTTCGACTATTCCTTATTGTGTTTATATTCTATCATACTTCTGGACAAAAGTAAACAACTAATTTCGTCTCATTGTAGAAATTTCTTTTGCGGCATTACTATCCTTACGAATTGGTACCATATTTGATTTATGTAAAGTACCAATACCCATAATCTCATCACCAGTATATTGCATTTCCTTACGTTTACCAGCAATTGGTGTTACAATATCGGATGTTGGAGCAGTCTCTCTACGATGTTCTTTATAATCAGGAATACTATATGTTGCCTTTTGGTTTGGTTTATACCCAACTTTTTTAAGCAACTTAGCAGTCAACATTTCCTCGCGCAATATTGAAGCAGTTTTTTTACGAGACTTTTGTTTACGAGTACGAGTGGTAGTCATACCACGAACTAGATGCATTGTCATTTATAATAAGTCCTATAAAGATAATCCAATTTATGCTTTTCAGGGTGCATATGAATCCACATCCCAGTATCAGCATTAAATCTCTTTTTAAAGAAATTATCGAGTTTACGATTACCCGTTTTAAACGAGGGATCGATATTCTTTGAAAGTTCATCAAATTCAGCATCACTCATAATGGAATCGTTCATACACTCATATGCATATGCTGCGACTGAGAGACGAATTCTATTACGAGTTTCAATGCAAAATTCTACGGTCATTAATTGAACCTTGTTACATTTTCAATACGGAATGAACGCCACTGTTCCTTACCAACATCCCAAACAGGAAGAACTTCCTCATTAACTGAACGAATCTTTTTCTGTGACAAAGGATCTTCTTTTGTTGCAGGTGGAATGGCACTCGGATCAAGTGTACATTTCATTACACGAGTTTCACCATTTACTTTTGTAAATTCAACTTCACAGATACCACTCTGAAGTTCATTAATCATTTCACGTCTATTCATCATAACCATGTCCTTTATGTTTCATACTTTCAATTCTCATTTCAAGATAGTTAATCACTTGCTGAAGAAATTCTGCATCATGACTACCTTGTTCAATCATCAAACGAATCCGTTGAATCTCACCATTCATAACTCTTGTGGCAATCAAACGATCGGATGACATATTAGAGTATTCCATAATTAATTCCACTCATTGTCATAAGCTGATTGTGCACGAGCGCGTTCACCATAATACTCATCCACATATTTTTCACTATCGGTCCATGCGTTAATGTTTACACTATCATCAACGCGATCTTTATCAGGTGTAGTATAATCAACCACCTTGATATTACGATTCATTTTAGCATTGAATTTTGCCGAAGCTTTACGAATAGCTTCCAAACGCTCGGATTGAGACATATTCTTTGTGATAACTAACTTTGACATAATCAGAACTCCTCTATTTGATTATGATTACATTATATCACGTTTTTATGCAGATGTAAACAAAAAAATGCACTTTTTTTAAAAAAAGTTTTGTGGCTTTTCAATCACTTAGCATTTTTTATAAAAAAATTTTACCACATTGTATTACCGGTTGTTGTATAAAAATTTGATTTTTTCTTACCAACAAATTGCAATACTAATCGACTTTGATTATCATAAATTTTAAATGGTATTGTTTTATGGTATTTTTTTGAATCCCACATTGATACAGTTCCGGGCTCATCAAACGTCAATACAGATTCTAAACTTAATCCAAAATACTCTTCTTTAATAAACCTATCTTTTTTAACACAATATTGATATATGGTATCACAATCAGCATTTGATAACGGTTTATTAGTATAGTTTCTTATATATTCATTGAACCTTTCAGGCTTATCATCACCATAAAAGAAAATAATATCTTTATTTGCAGCCCATTTGTCTTTATTATAAGTCCTTTGTTCCGGTGTCCAATAGGTAGAATAAGGAAACCACTGATCAAATATTAATGTACCATGATCTGATGGAGCATCAATATTAATTAAACCTTGATAACTTGGATAGTTATCTGTTAATGGATCTAAATAATCATCTGGGTTTAAATCGTCCATATTATCTGGTCTTGCCATAAATCTATCTTTTACATCAATACTATCACAATGAACTTGAAAATCTGTTGTCATATTCATAAAGGCAAATCTTTCAATATATCCTTCTTTGAAATGAGTTTTTAGTTTTTCTCTAGTCTCATATAGTATATCATCAAAAAATAATTTTGATATTTTTTCTCTTATATCAAAATTAGTA